CTTCGGGCCACTCTTCGCCGCTGGTGAGTTTCTAGAACGCCAGTGGGCCGACTGAGATCAGCTTAGCAATCTGGCCGTTGTACGCTTCCGTCTCTTTCGTGGCAGTGGACAGAATGATGCCGCTGCTGGTCTTGTTGACCACTCGACGGATTTGTACAACGACACGATGGCCAAACGGAGTAAATTCCGGGTCGATAGGGGGAAACATCTCGTCGATGCTTTTGTCTGACACATCAAGCCCCTGCCCATATGGGTTGATGACTTCTCCAGCACTCATAATGTTTTCTTTCAAAACACGCGCAAATATGGCCGTTGCGCGCTCGGCATTCGACACACTACGTGTCGTTTTCTTGTCCTCGCATTGCTGTATTCACAATGTCGATGAGGTCCGCTAGCTCTTGGTACGCGCCCAACCTGCGTTGGAATTGGTCCCAGTTTGTCGGGGGCGAATCGAACACTTCCAAGGCCATCGCGGCCCTGCGCTCGACAAGTTCCCGATAAACGCGCTCTAGCACTTCTTAACTTTACCGCCAGCCTTGTAGCCCGGAATGCCGTTATTGCGCTTGGCTTTTTCCAGTGGGTTCAGCGGCTGGCCTTTGATCGTTGGCATGACGCCGGAGGGCTTGGCGACAACGCCGCCTCGGGCATACGCTGCGGGCTTTTTGGTGCCACAGGTTTTCATTTGCGACCTTTGGCCTTTACGGCAGGACGCTTGGCCGGGGCTTTCTTGGTGACTGCGCCGCCGCGCTTGAATCCGGCTTCAGCGTCACGCTTGGCGCGAGAGTCAATGATGGATTGCGCGGCATTGGCCGCACCGCCGTCACCCAGAGTACGCGACGTAGGTCTGCGTTCTTCCCTCTCTGGAAACGGAGCGTACGTTTTGTTGCCTCGGCTATCGATGATTACGCGACGACCCGCCTGAAGAACTTCTCGGTCAGCCATGGGAGGCTCCTTGTTGAAAGATGCGCGACAACCGTCGCAAAAAGCAACTGAAACGGGAAATGAAATTCGCCTGCCACATAAAAGAGGCACCAAGACAAAAACCAGACCCGAGAATACGTGACCATAAGGCTTTAATTATAGCTCTCAAATCACGCAGGAAAGCAATAAAAGGTCGTCGTCCTCAGTTTTGGCACGCTTTTTGTACTCAGCCGCTATCTGCAGGAAGTCCAACCCCTCGGGCGGGGGATAATCGAGCGCAAAGTTCAGCAGCTGGAATATGAACAGTTGCGCGGCTGATGCGTCGGCCACACCTTCCAGCAGTTTGTCCAAGTCGGCCTCGGCCTTGGTGACCAGTTGCACAACCGCGCGCGGCGCGCGCTTCTTTTTGCGCACTTTGCGCTTGGGTTGTGCGGTCGCCTCAACCGCTTCAGCTTCTAACGGCTCGGGCTGAGCCTCGGCGTCCCGTTCGGCTTGCTTCTTTGCGAGTTCCTGCGTGTAGTACTCAATGAGCCACAAACGGGAAACGCCCGAACGCGGTTTGTTTTCGGGTTCGCCGTCCATCTTCCACGAGTACGTGGAAAAGGAACGCGGGTCGAATGAATTACGGAGGAACACCGTCGCCTCGCCATGCGTCGCCGACTTCGCCCGTGCCGATCACGTCTGCGCCGTTCATCTTGCGTGTGTCAGCGTAAATGGGGGTGGTTTGCGCTGCGGCTATCACAGCTGCCGCGACGTCTGCGGGCATCATTGTTTGCACGAGCGCGCCCATGGAACCCGGCGCGTTGGCGTCGGCCAGCAGGATTGCCCACACGGCCTCGCCGAGCGCTTGATAATCCACGCCACCGGAGCCTGCCAGTTCGAGCGTTTTGCCCGCACTCCCGGTGGTCTGGTAGTTGGCGAGCATGGCGTTCCACACCGCATCCCGCAACCCCTCGGGTGTCAAATCGCCATATCCCCGAATCGTGGCCGCGATGTCCATGAGCGCCGTGTTGTTGGCTGTGACAGCACCCGAGCCAGCAAGCGCCGCTCCAAGGTCCGCGAGCCCTGCCGCCGTGGCGTCAATGTCTCCCGAGCCGGTAATGGTTGCAACCATGGACGCCAGCGCGTTGGCCTCAGCCGACGACACCGTGCCGCTACCGATCAGTGACGCGGCAATCGTGACGATCAGACCCAGTGGCGCATTGCTGATACCGCCGTCGCCCGTCACCAGCGCTTCAATGTTGTAGCCCGATTGGGCAGTGCCGGCCATGTCACCGTCGCCGCCCACCCGGTTGCGCGAAGCAATCGCACCGGCCACCGAAGGCATAGCCCAAGACGTTGGGTGCGCAGAACCCAGCGGCAAACCGACTGCCGTGCCGTATGTCAGGTGCACAGCCATGCGTGAGCCGCCACGCGCATACAACGGCTTGGCGGTCGTCTGCACGGTGATGCCCGTGGCCGTGCCCAGCACCCGCCCCACCTGCGCGGAGAAGGGGTTGGGGCCGGTTGGCGAATTGCCGTTGAAGCGCAGAGCCATTTAGCCCGCCCACCCGTAGCGCATGACGCCGAAGAAGTTGGTCGATGCCGGAGTGGCCGCGCCAGCGTAGGCGAGGAAGCCCAAGCATGCGCCCGTGGTCGCCGCGTTCTCCTGAATCATCGGCAAACTCGGGAACTGGTTGAACAGGTCGCGCTCAGAGAGCAGGAACTGCGTGGTCAACTGTAGTTCCATGATCGGCTTGCACAACACCAAGTTGCTGAATGTCGTAGCCGAACCGCCTGCCGCGCTCTGTTGCCAAGTCTGCACCGAGCGCACGCCTGTGTCTGAGCCCTGAAGCGGGAGGAATGGACCAATGTTGTTGGCCGCTGTACCGCTGTGGTGGATGTGACTGTTGACCGCCGACACAGTAGCCGCGACCGTTTGCGGGAAGTTGCGCCCCGCTGTCGGTGTCTGGTTCGTGTAGGACATGGTGATGTTGTTGGCGTTCGCGCCTACGGTGGACGGCGCAATCACAGAGTACGCCATGACCCCTGCGCCGTCGGTGTAGCGCGGCAAGGTCAGCGTGTTCGCCAGCGTCAGGGCCGAGGCCGTGTTGTGGTCGATACGGGCATAGCAGCCCAGCAAGTCCACCAGCAGCAGCGTGATAGGCACCGTTGTCGCGCCAGCGGTCTGTGCGCTCATGGTCAGCAGGTGCTTTGTCGCTGTACCGCCCGTCACGTCACCGGGCCAGATGCAGCCCTGCATGCGCGAGTCGTATGGTGCAAAGCGCGGGGTCTGGCCGTTGGTGCCGCCTGCAATGACAATGATGTTGTCAATCGTGCAGCCAAACAGGGTGTTGGCAGTAATGCTGATTTCTTGCGTAGCCCCTGCCACCACGGCTTGTGTCGTAGTCGTTGCAGTGGTAATGGCCGTGCCAGCCGTACCGCCACCCAAGCTGATCGTCAGCCCCACCGAGCCCGAAACAGCGGACGTGGTAATGATGACCGTGTAAGTCACGCCACTCTCCAGCGTGATTGCCGAGGTCTGTGTGAGCGAGCCGGTCGTGCCAGCGGTGTGCACCATTGTCCCGGCAACGTTCCATGCCCATCCGCCCGAGCCAGCGCCGGTCCAGCCAGCCGCCGAGTCGAAGCTCCAGTTGCTGACGTGGTTGCCGTGGTATCCCTGCCCACGGTCTGAGCCGCCGAGGAACATATCGTACCAGCGGCCAGCGGTCATCACCGTGGGCGTAATTTTGTTCCACGGCTGGACCCACATCTTGTTGTTGTTGGTGGTCTGGTTGACAAAGTCGTCTTGGCTGGAATAACCCATGATTATGTTTCCTTAACAAAAGAGATGCAGCCCCGCACCAAGCTGCCGTTGTTCGCGGCTTGGTAAACGCAGGCGATGTGGTTCAGATATGCACCGCTCGGCACGCAAGGCATAGGGCCATTGCGTGGAAACTCGAGCTCATAAGGGGTGATCGAATCAACCACCGTGGCTTCAAGAATCGGCTTAACCAGCACGAACGAGCAGAACCCGCCAGCTGAGTTCAATAGCTGCACGCCGATCAACTGCTGCATATCAATCGTGCCCGGAGCGAGCGGTACAAACGGACTGGTAAAGCCGCTGGTGTTATTGCTACTAGAAAAGCAATTCATTTGCCCAACGTTGACCGCAGCGTTTACAAAGAATGACGCAGTGGCCGCAACCCCTTTCGAGTCTGTGTAATCGAGCAGCACCTGAATTGGAGAACCCGCGCTTTGCGGGGTAGTCGTGACCACCATGCATCGCATCCCGCTGGCATAGCGAGTGGCATAGTTGGTGTTGTCGAATGTCTGGTACTCGGTGTCGTCCATGTCCACAAGCGGGTAAAAGCCGTTGTAATCAAGAAGAAACAGAGTTGCTGGCAACAGCGTATTCCCCACGCCTGATCCGCCAGCGGCCCATCGTGTAATCCACTTGTCTGCGGTACCTCCGGTGTTTATACCCGCGTTGGACGCACCGACCAAAGGCGTGAACTCAAGCTGTGCCCCGACATAAGCGTTGTACTTTGGCGTACCTGCGGCCATGGACAAGTCAGAGAACAGCCCGCCACTCGGCGTCACCGGGCTAGAAGTCTTATGCCAATGCTGCCGCCAAACGCGCCCCGCGTCCCACGAATCGGCCATCGACGCGACGCTACCGAACCCCACTTGTCGCCTCCTTCAGGCCGCGCTCTGTGGCGACGATGGGGTCGGTCAGGTGTGGGCATGTGCGGAAACTATTGCCGCCGTACACCACCACAGGCTCACCACAGGTGCCGCACACAAAGTACGGGCGCTCCTGCTGGTCGTCTGCTGCGAGTTGTGCAGGTTGGGTTGGCATCAGGCGTCCACGCCGCCCGAGCCCTTGAGGCTGGCAAAAAGGTTTAGCGGCTGACCGGGTTGCGCTACACGCACCTTCCCGTCAGCCAAGTCAAAAGCTTGCGAAATCGCCATGAGCGCCGCATCGATGCTGGGATACCGTTCAGTGTCCCGTCCCCGGTCAGAATCACCCTGCGTGGCGCGTTGATCGTCGCTGTTGTGTGGCTGCATGTTCGTGTGACCTTCGTTGCTGTTACTTTGACCTTTGCACCGCAAGTCGCGCAGTTGTAAAGGTGCGGGTATTTGTCGAGCCAGCCCATTCAAGTCTCTGTGATCACCAAGGCCCCAGCGAGGAACTGCGGCGTGATTGACGCACTCGCACCAATCGTGATCGGGCTGTTGAGCGAACCGTAGTGCCACACAGGCGTTGCGCCCGACGCCGTGGTGCCAGTGGACACAGCGGCCAGCGTCGCACCAGTAGCCCCGGATTGTGGGAACTGCAACAGCGCGGCGTTGTCGGTAGAGCCGCCAGAACCTGCGTCCCAGCCGGTGGACCGAGCTACGGCCTGCCGTGCGTAGTTGGTGTACGCAACCTCGTTCTCAGCCTGAGAGTTCGTGGCAGCAGTCAGCAGCGCGGTGTGCAACGCGACATACACGTTGGTCAGCGGTGAGGCGGCGGCGTTGTCGGCCACGTTGGCCCACGCGGTTGCGCGGTACATCAGGTTGAGGATGCGGTTGCAGGCGTCTGTTGATTTAGGCATGGCGTTGTGCTCCTTAGATTCCGGCTTGCAACACGGTAGCAGCTGAGCTGCCTGCGCCTGCGGTTTGATTGATGCGGATGCCGGTCACGGGCCAGTTGATCTGGCAATCTTTTGTCGTGGTCTGCCCGGCGGCCAGCGTCGGGTGATTGAACCACACGGCACTGGCCGGGGTAAAGCTCGTGGCGTACACATCGTCCAGCGTGTACTCAACGTTGTAGGTGCACGCGCCCGTTACACGCACGGCAACCGTGATGTTGACCGGGGTGGTGTTGTTGTTGGTTGCGGCGACGCTTGAGGCCGACACGCCGGAGGTGGTAACGCTGATTGCTTTCATTGCTGGGGTCCTTTAACGATTGACTCTACACCGATGTTGTTGCCGTTGGCGTCTTTTATGTACCGGGCGATACGCGGCATTGCGTTGATCGCCTGAATGTCGCCCAAGGAGCGCACCACCTGCTCCATCATCGCGGCTGTGTTGGTCTGAATATTTTCAATTATAGGCGCGATGAGTGCCGCTGCGTCCGGTGCGGCGGCCGCATCCTCGACAACCTGTTCAACCTGCGCCGTTGGAGCGCTGACGCGGGTGAGTGCGGCCTGCAGCAACGCAAAGCGCATGTCGTTGTCGGCTTTCGTCTGGTCCCGCTCGGCCTGTGCACGGGCCGCGTCTGCGTCACGCAGCGCTTGCTGTTGTGCGTTGAATTGGGCCAAGAACTGTTGATTCTCGAGCGCTTGCTTTTCGATTGCGGTGGCCATGGTCGTGGCCCGGTCGTTGCTTTATTGCTTGAACTGTTCGAGCCACGTTTTGTAGCGCAACTCCTCGGCGTTCTTGGCTAGTGTTGCAGCGCGGTCTTTTTCGGCCTCTGCGGCTTTGAATTGAAGCGCTTGAGCCTCGGTGGCTGCTGCGGCGTCAGCTTGCATCTTGGCAAGTGATTGTTGGTTGGCGATCTGCGCCTGCACTCCAGGATCGACCTGTGGCTTGGGCATGAATTGGCTCGCGGCTTGCTGCGCCTGTTGCAACGCGGGCATGACCATGGGGCTGAGCAACTGCGCCATGATCTGGTCCGCAAACGCCGCACCCTTAGCTTCGGCTTGTTCACGCGTGAGCGGCTCACCCGCAGCGGGGCCAACCGTTATCAACGCGTCTGCCGCGCCACGGGTGTGCTTCTTGTAGAACGACATTAGATGGTCTTTGATATGACCCATCAACCCGGCATACGCCTGTGGCCCGATCAACGGGTTGGAACCAAACATCGGGCTGAGCAGGAAGTTCAGGTGCGTCTCCATGTGCGCCACGTCGTCCTGCTCGTTGTAGACCTTGAGCGGGCCGGGTTCTGGCGAGCACACCAAGTAGTTCTCATCCAACGCACCCATCCGCTGTGGATCTTTGGGCAGGTTGGCAAGGTCCTCGGGCGAACCGATTTGCAGCAGCCGAAGTGAGCGCTGCAGCAGCCTGTCGGCTTTGAAGTACGGCGCAAAGGCCGGGTTGGCGGCGAGTTGCATTACGGCCTGCAACTGGGCGTAGCGCTGGGCTTCGCTAAAGATGTTGGGATCGCTGACGGGAATGATGTCCATCGGACCTTGGAAGTCCTGTCGCGTCACGATGAGCGAGCCCAGCTCCTCCACCGTCGCCTCGTCCGTCATGTTCTCGGCGTCCAACCGGTGCAGAATCTCCAGTTCCTTCTGGAACGAAGCGTGGCATCGGGCGTGAATAGCGGAGAAGTTGACCGAACCGTGCTCGATGAGCGCCAATGCGGTGCCGACCGGCATGTTGGCGGAGCCTTGCGAGATGGCTTCGCTCGCAGTGCTGATAACCCCCTCGGCCTGTTGCGTGAGCCATTCGAGCAAGTTGAACAGCACGGGCGACGGGCCGCTGAACGGGAACGGCATCACCATTTTGCGGATGTCGTCCACGCCTGCAGGGGCGTCGATTTCGGCCAATTCTGTCGCGTTAACCTGAATCGACTGGCCAGCGGTCCTGCCGCCCTTCAACTTCAAGCCACCGGGGAAATTCTGAATGTGTGCGGAGTCGAGCAACGCACGCAAAGCGCCCGTCCCGCCAGCAGAAAGCGAGCCAATCAGATGCAACAGACCCACGCCGGGGCCTGAGCGCCACGGAATGAAGGTGTACTCCACCATCCAGTGCTTTTTCTGCAGCTTTTCGTCGTCCTGCGCCCAATTGCGGTACAAACCGAGCACCTTTTGGGTGTCGTTTTCAATGTGCAGGATGTAAGGTGCGCAACGTCCATCGGAATACGCGTCGTCTTCGATGCACAAGTCAACGTAGGACATGTAAATCTCACGCAGCCCCTCGTCGTTGTAGGCGGTCGTGTCTTCCTCAGCGCCTTCGACCCGGTCGGTGGCCTTTTTCGACTCCGATTGGTCCGAGAATCCGGGCGAAAGCGACGGCAACGCCAAGTCACAGTACAAGCCAGATTCAACACGCGAATCGTGCTCGTCCTTTGCCACCCATTGGCGATGCGTGACGCGGTAGGCTGTGTAAAAGTCCGAGCACCCGTATGGCGTGAAGACGTCGTCAATGAAAACGGTCTCGGTGCGCGGACGGCCCATCGCCG